GGGATTCCAATTCTGATGGGCAATCTACTGTTATAGGATACTTCACCTGTGTGCTGTTCTCTATTGAAAGCATAATAAGTTGCTCCTCTACTTAAATTAACAAACTGACCTTCCATATATGCTTGTAGCATCTTTTCATCATAGTTGCTTTCAAGCAGTTTAATGTAATTCTCTGGTAAGTATGTATTATCTCTTGTTTTACCATGAATTAACATTCTATCATCATTATTATCTTCTACAAATATCTTATGGCAATAGTGATAACCTTCAGGAGTAGATACAATAAACATCTGACAATCATTTGCACCTCTCATTCTACCTATTGCTTTTTTAAATGCTATATCACAATTCTTATATGATTCTACATCAAACTCATCAAAACCTATATAGTTTAACTCTGCTCCAATAATCCTTTGTGGCTTTTGTAACTGGTATATCTTAATAGTTCCATAAGGTGTTGTAAACTTATGCTTTGCTATATTGTATTGGTAATATATACCTTTAGCTTCAAGTAGTTCTTTAAATGGATTAACAAATAGTTCATCTGCTAAATCATAGGTAGGATATATAATCCAACCATTAGAAACACCTTTGCTATTCTTTTTTGTTATATGTGATACAAACACTTTTCTTAAAAAGATATGTGTTTTACCTGATCCAAAACCTGCTATTAAACCAGTAATAGGTTTCTTTGATGTCAAAAAACTCCATTGATGAGGAAAGTAATCTTTCTTGTGTAAAGTTAGATTAGAGTTCATCAAAATTAATGTCAGTTATAGGCTTAGATATTTCAACTTCTTGTTTCTCTGTGTATCCTCTTTTCTTTCCTCTACACTTTAAAAAGAATATAATAGCTGTTATATCACCTTTTTTAATCTTATTTAATAACTGATTTTCTGCAAGATCTATCAAGCCTTCTTTAACATTATCACATTGTTCACTAAATGATTCATCTTCAATCCATCTGTAATAAGTTTGTCTTGAAATATTAGCTTGTTTACAGGCTTCTGATATATTACCAAGATTCAACTCTAAGCCTTGTAAGAACAATTCTTTTTTAGTTGGTTTTGTAACCTTTGTTACTTCAGAATCCTTATTTTCTATATTTTTATCCATATTATGATATTGTAATATAACATACTAATTCATTTAAAAAAGTTAAAATATTGTCTTTCTAATGATTTCTTATACTTAACTGCTTCTTTCTTAGTTAAGAACTTCTTACCATTTACTATGTATATAAATCCTAATTCTTGTTTAATGTCCTTGTTCATACAAATAAATTAGTTTGACCTACCCTCCTATTTGCTATTTCTATATATTCAGGATTTAATTCTATTCCTACCCAATGCCTATGCAATTCTTGTGCTGCAAGTCCAGTTGTTCCACTACCAAAGAAAGGATCTAACACTATTCCACCTTCAGGACAACCAGCTTTAATACAAGTTATTGGTAGTTCTATTGGAAATGTTGCAAAGTGTGCTTCTCTATATGGTTTAGTTGTTATAGTCCATACACTTCTTTTGTTTCTCATTCCATCAGGAGAAAACACTTTATTAACATCAGAAACATTTTGACTTGAATTTTTATTTGTATTATCTTTTGTAATTATATTTCCCCTTGAATGTGGCTCTGATATTGCTTTTTCTTTTATAGCATCTATATCATAAAAGTATTTAGGTGATTTAGTTAATAAGAATATATACTCATGTGATTTAGTGCATCTGTCTTGCACACTTTCAGGCATAGGATTAGGTTTATGCCATATAATATCTTGCCTTAAATACCAACCATCTGATTGTAATGCAAATGCTACTCTAAATGGTATTCCAGCTAAACTTTTATTATAGTAACTATCTCCTAAATTAAGCCAAACTGATCCTGATGATTTTAATACTCTTTTAACTTCACTAAATACTTTAACAAGATTATCAACAAATTCTTCAGGTGTTTCTTCTAATCCTAATTGTTCTTCTTCATTGTAATCTCTTAATCCCCAATAAGGTGGACTTGTTACTACACAATCTATTGATTCATCATGAAAATCTTTTAATACTTCTATGCAATTCCCTTGATATATTTTCTCTGTTTTCATTGTTTCTCCTTTACTCACTTTGTTTTTTAAAACCTTCATATTATTATCTCTGTATAAGATTCTTTATCATCATATTCTTTTGTTGCTCTAAGTTCTATTACTTGGCTATCATCTAAATAAACTACCTTATTCATACAATCCATATAGAACTTAACAAAATTATCTACATCAGGTCTTTTTGTATGATATACTGGTGCTGTTTTTTTCAATTCATCAGAATATTTACCTGTTCTAAAATGTGCTTTTGGTCTTTTTATATGAAACACAAACTTAATCTTTAAAGCATCTGTATATGGTTTACCAGTAAACTGCTCTTTTATTTGTTGTATTGCTATCTTCTTATCTTTGCTTGATGGATCATATACAAACCCCCTGGCATATCTATGCCTCTTCTGTGCTATGCAGTTATCTATTCTTAATTTCATAATTAAAATATCATATCATTTATCTCATTACCCCAACTATCCCAACCCTCTCTTTTATTTCTTGCAAATAATTCTAAATATTTACCATAGGATACTCTTTCAATATAATCATACATCTTATCAGGCTTTTTTGAATGTTCTAATCTTTTTGCATTAATTAAAGTAGTGCCTTGTTGTCTTTTACCATCTTTTAGTTTATAAGGTAACCTGCCTTTAACACCAAATAAGCAATGCTCTGTTTGTCCTCTAAAATATTGCCCTAATCCAAATCTATCTTTTGCCCAAGTAATTGTAGTAACATATCTAAAACCCCAACTATCCATAACCTTTAATCCATCTATTAAAAAATTATTAGTAACCCATAAATATAAATGTGCATTTTCTTCAGAAACTTTATTAATAATATCTTTCATTTTTATAATATCTTTAGTTTTCATTACTGGATAATGTTTATCTGCTCCTCTTTTAATTTTACCACCACCTACTTCACTCCAAGCTGGATCAGCATATATTGTTTTATATTTCATAATCTCCTTAAAGGTTATGGCTGCCTATATAGTGTGAGTATGGAGAAACATATAGGGATAGTATATGTTTGATAGACAGCCATAGGTTTATGTTCTTTTTTTCAAGAACCTGTTATTTCTATAATCCACATCATTTTTATTTTTAATTTGCCCTACATACATTTTAAATAATTTCTTCCAAAAACCCTTTTTCTTCATCAATTTTTTTAAACTTCCTTTAGTATCTAAAGTCCTTGATACTCTTTTAAATTTTTTCCAATCAACATCATAATAACTATTATTAATTCTCATTCTAATCCCAATGCCTTTCTTCTTTCCTTTTCATCAGCAACATTTTTTTCTGCATCTCTAAATCTTTTTTGTTGTTCTTGATAATCTGCTTCTATTCTTGCTTCTCTTTTAGCAATATCTTCATCAGATGCAGGTTGAAATTTCATATTACTATTGAACTTTTTTGAATTAGAGATCCAAGTAGCCATTCTTCTTTTGATATTAAAAATCTTCTGAAATTCATATCTACACTTAGAATTTTTACCACTATTATGTTCACTCCAGTATGATATAAAATCTTCTAAATCTTTAGCTGGAACATTCATATCCTTAACCTCTGCTTGAACTCTATCAGCAAAGTTTTTTAATTTATCTTCAATATTAACAGATTCTTTATCATTTATAACAGAATCTTTATCTATATCAATACTATACTTATCCAATTCCTTTATTACTGAAGCATGAACTCTTACTGCTGGATTTAATGGTAAACCATATTGAAAATCTATAAATGCTGGTAAGAACCACTTGCTATCACCTAAATCAACTATATGTTTTTCAAATGATTTTTTAACCTCATCTAAAGTATAATCATCACCTATTTTAAAACTCATTAAAGGTATGTCTACTTCATATATACCTGCATGTGAGCAATTAGTCAGTAAATAAAACCAAGCTAATTTTAATTTAGGTTCTAATTCCCTGAAATTCTTTTTATTCCATATATCACAATCCATAAATCTTTTCTTTGCCATATGTTTCTCCTTTTATTATCACTACTATCCCTAATTAGTATTATTATTAATATATAAAATTATAGCTTTATCTACAACACTTGATATTGTTTGATCACTTGATGCACAAAACATTCTTAGCTTTTGATGTGTTGTTCTACTAAGCTGCACACTTTTGTTTATTTCTTTATTTTTAATCTTCATCACTCCAGTAACTCCTATATTCTTTTAACATTTCTCTTTTCTTTTTAGCATATTCCAATGCTTCTTTTCTCTTACAGAGCCTACAAATGTTTTGAAAACCACCATAAGCACCATTTCTAACAAGATACTTTTTAGGTATCTCTTTTTTACAAGTCCTACATACTTTCACAAATATCCTTAAATGGAATAACCCAACATTTCTTCCAGCTATCATGATGTTTATCTACTTTAAAGTTATTGCTTTTAATTAGATTATCTAATTTTTTAAAAGATATTTTAATTCCACCATTATGTTTAAAAGAATGTATATAGAAAAATAAATTATACATCTTATCCCATTTTCTATATTCTTCAAAATCTACTTGTTTTAGCCACAGATCCATACTACAAGATTTAACTTCTACTAATTCAAATATTTTATTAAACAATATAAAGAAATCAGGTGTATTTCTAATAAATGCTGGTATATGCTTCATATTAGACTTTTGTTCTTCATTTGGTGAAAAACTATGAATCCCATATTTATAAATAATGCCACCCTTATCCATATATTTATAGTTAAATTCTCTATAAAAAATATCTTCAGCTTTATTCTGATCTGCCATTCTTGTTTCTATGTCTTGATGTCTATTTGCCATTGTAATACCTCCAGTATTCTACAATCAAATTAAACAACACTTCAAGCCACATTAAAAAACCAAAAAATAATAAGAAATATAAAATAAAATCAAATATCATTATTTGCTCCTTCTTTTAAGTTCTTTAGTTGCTAACTCCCTTTGCCATTGAACTTTGCTGCTTGTAGATACCCATTTAATCCAACTATCATCTAAAATATCAACAAATTTAACATCTTTGTACTTCCCAAATCTACAAACCTCTTGTCCAGTCCATTCATCATCATCAGTTTCACCATCACCTAATGGAATACCACCTAAATCATTAACTGCTGAATCATAAGCTGGGTTAGGAACTTCTTGGTCTTTTAAATTAACTGGTGGTATAGTTTTAGGCTTATCTTTTTGTTGTTCTACTGCATTTGCTACTTCATTATAACTTGCAATAGATGTATCTATACCAATTCCTAACATTCCTAATGCTCTACCACATGAACTTGTTTCACAATTTTCAAGTGCTGATGTTTTATTAATAAATGTAGAATCTTCTTTTTCATAAGCAATCCCAGTAAAACATCTATCAGAATTTTTAACATCAGGAATAACAGTAGTTTTAGTAATAAATCTATCTGTCATTTCAATTAACTCTGTTGTTATTGATCCATTTGGATAATCTTTATGAAATTGTTTTACTCTTTCATTTACCTCAATATAATCTTTACCCTTTATTTGTATTTTTTTCATTATTTTATCTCCTCTTGATATTTAATTAATTGATATTCTTTATATTCTTTTTGATACTTATGTGGTGACATAACTATATCTATTATGCTCTCAGTAGTATCAAATTCTTCCAAATGTTCATTCCCATATACTTCCTTATACCATTGTAAAAAGAAGCCAAAATCATCATTATTTAAATCTATTTCTTTATTTGCCATTGTTTGTTTCTCCTTTATCCCTTTTTATTTTCTATACAATTCCATTTTGTATATTCATAATCAATTTTACATATATTAGATATATCACTTGATGATAAATCTCCACAAATATCAACATACCACTTTCTGTTCTTTATCATTAAACTTAATACATATTTAAAATCAGAAAAATTATATATAAGTAAAAAATCTTCAGCAACAAAAAAGGGAAGGTTAAAGCATATTTGCCCATTGTGTGAAATTATATCATGAACTTTCTCTAAAGTATCTAATTTGCTATTATTTAAATTTTTAATTTTCATTTGTTTCTCCTATCCCTTTTTATTTAATCTATTCTTGCAAATTCTTTTAAAGTAGATATTATATCTTTGTATAAATTATATTGTTTTCTACTTGGTTGATTTAATGGTCTTGGTAATTCATTTATTTTAGTATTTAATAAATCAATCATTTGAAATGCTTTATCTTTATCTGTTATTGTCATTTGTTTCTTCATTGTTATTTTTGAAACTTTTTTCTTTGGTGTTTTAGGTGATTTTCCACCTGGTGTGTAATTAGGGTCATTGTCTAAATAATTTGAACTTGTTCTTTCCATTGCTTCTCCATAGTTATTTTTAAAATAATTGATTAACTCACTTAATCATACTATAAATATATAAAATAATAATAATATAAACCAAATGTTTTTTTATTTTTTTTTATTTATAGAAAAGAAAAACCCTCAATTAAGAGGGTTTCACTTACTCTGTATGATGAGGATAAGGGTATTTACCAGAGATTAAACTTGTTCTTCTAACACCAACTTATAATTAACAAATTTTGGGTTTGTTTGACTTATAGAATAATCAGATATTCTAACTATTGCCCATTGGTCTGAATTTGTAGAATCAGATATATTAACCACTAATGGAAGGTGACCTCCCATAGTTTGTTTTATTACTGCTGTATAAAAATCTAAGCTGTTATTAGTATCAAAGTCACTGCTACTATTATCTGCTGCCAAAGAATATTCACCTTGTGTGTCTTGTGTAAAATTATTGCTATTTAACATATTATTCTGTGCCATCATCTTGCTATCTTGTAAGAAGCTAAAATTAACATTCCAAGTTCTAATACCATTTCTTGAGTTTGTAGGCTCATTTCTTGTATCTGAAGTATTTGCATCTAATTCCCAAGCATCTAATAACCATTTACCTGTTTTAGAATAATTAAGAGTAGATATAGTTTTACCTGATACAGATTTTTTAGCTTTATATCCATAACTAACTTTTAATGTTTGATTTACATCTACATTTTGTGGTGCAATCCATTTTTTACCCCATAAAACAGATCCAATCATATTCTCTGCTCCATTATTAAATATTAATTTCATTGCATCACATTCTATACCACCACTAATACTTGCTAAACTCCACCCATTATAATCACAATCACCATCTATATTAGAATTAACTACTTGTGATGTGCTTAATTGAGTATCAACTGCATTTACAGATGCTAATAAAGATATGTTCTGATTAGTTTCTGCAAAGTTATGTCCTAATGTCATAAAGAAATCAGGTTGTATTTTTTGACTTAAATTAAAAATAATATCATCATCTAATTCATTTGTAAAAGAAGATATTTTAGAAGGATTTAAGCTAATTAAGTTAAATAGTTGTTCTTCTGATAAATCAGTAGTTGATGTTATTTCTCCCAACATTCCACTTGCATAAGCATAAAGTGGATAACTTGTATAAAATGTTAATTTGTCTGCTAATTGATAATTTCCCATTAATAACCTCTTTTAATTCTTTTTTGTTTATTATTACCTATTTTAGATAAAGTAGTTAAATTTGTGTCTTTTTTGACC